CAAAACCTAAAACGTACTATTGTTTATATTGAAGCGAATGTTACTATGAGGAGCCGTATGCGGGAAAGCCGCACGTACGGATCTGTGAGGGGCTAGGATTGAGAGGTCTTAGTCTACTCGACTGTCGAACTGATAAAATCCCTTTAGGAACTAAAGGGCGCACTTCTGTACTCTCCTATCGGGAGTATGTGCGTCCTGCGGAGCTTCATTCTCTGTCAGCAGAAGAAAGCCGCATGACCGAGAATGTTGCGTCACTTCGTTCCGGCAAGGTTGCTACACCCCCTTGCGCCGCTAATGCGGCTATCCCTCGTGGACTTGCCGTCTTCAAACAGCATGAAATGCTGTTCGCCGCCAGCAAGTTGCAAAAAAAGTATGATGGAGGTACTCAATTTGAAAAGAGCTGCAAAAATAGTTTTGATAGGAGTCTGCTTCGGCTTGATTTTGTTATTGCTTAAAATTAGTTTTGGGATTGATGATGCAGCTTTTATGCATGGTTATTGGATTGCAGCGGTTGCCATTGTATTAGGCGCTGTGTTAATCAATGCATATTACAATCTAATTTATTTTAACAAAGTCAAGAAAATTGCAAAGTTGCTGAGTGAAGAAAAGCCACAGGAATACATTGACGGTATAGAAAATTTGCTAAAAACCGCAAAAGGGAAAATATTGAGAAATATCTTAGAATTAAATTTGGCTGCTGGATACATCGAGGCAAAACAATTTGATATAGCAATTCCTATGCTGGAAAAATTGTCCCATGAGCGGCTGAGCGGTTCTTCTGTTAATGTAGTTCATAAAATCAACCTTTGCTTGAGCTATTTTGAAACTACCCAGTATGAAAAAGCAATTACAGTATACAACGAAAACCAAGGACTTTTTCAACAATATAGACATCACAAAATCTACGGCGGAAACATAGCCATACTTGATATAATAGCAGCAATTATAAATGAGCAATATAATCAGGCAGAAGAATTGCTGGATACGGCAAAGAAAATGTATGATGATCCTCGATTGCAAAAATCGTTTCGAGAAATTCTTGATATATTAAATAAAGAAACGGCGGAAAACCACTAACATCTTAACTCAATACGGAAAATTAGACCGTTGGCTGGTCGCACTATGCGAAAAGTTGACGGTCTTTTTTATCTCCAAAATCAAAAAAGGAGGGCAATGACAATGACAAAACTGAAAACTCTCGACCAGTTTCGAGCCGAAAAGGAACGAGCCGAGACACAGCTTGCACAGGAACAGCACAAGCTGGAGCGTCTGGAGAACAGAAAGAAGTATCTGGAGAAAGGTGAACGCACCAAGCGCACCCACCGCCTTTGCAATGAAGCGATGCTAAACATCGTGGAGGGATAGCCCCAAGTCGAATTCAAAGGTGGTACAGATGCATACGAAAATCTGATTTTAGTCTCAAAAGCCATCTGAATATTCCGTTGCGGCGAAGCCGTCTGTCCGGAAAAATGGAAACCACCTGTCCGGATAGGCGGAAACCGCTTTAGGTTATTGCTATGTGCGGCGAAGCCGCCTGTATGTTATTGTGCCTGAGATGGATCCAGTCCATAAACCTCCCTCATGGAAATATCCTTTTCTGGGTCAAGACTCATAATCGGAATCTTGTATGAATCGAATGAGATTCGATCCATGATGGCATCTGTGAGAGGGTTGTCCTTACCACCAAGCTTTTGGTACCAGTCTTCCTCAAGATACTGGGAACAGAAGATCGTGGATGAGTGCTTGCGACGCTTATGAATAAGCTCAAGCAGATTGGCTGAGGCTTTTTCAGTAACTCTCATGAGCAGCCACTCATCCAGGATTAGAAGCGTGGGATTGGTGTATTTTTTCAATGCATCTTTAAAGCGGCCTTCATCTCTGGCCTCTTGTAAGTCCAGGAGCAGATCTGGCACACGGACGTACTTAACGCTGTAATAACGCTTACATGCCTCCATTCCAAACGCACAGGCCAGATATGTTTTTCCACTGCCTGTTGCGCCGGTAATGAAGATGTTACGGTATTCTGTGATGTACTCACAAGTTGCCAGCCGTTCGATCAGGTGGCGGTTTACTTTGCGGTTATGACCGTAATCAACTGCCGCAATCGTTGCGTCTGGCTGCTCGAACTCTGCATTCTTAATCAGTCTTTTCAAACGGCTGTTTTTACGGGATGTATATTCGATATCAACGATCATCCCAAACCGATCATCGAAAGGGATCTCCTTCATGGAGATATCCTGCATCTGGTTACGGAATGCATCGGCCATCGATGTCATGTGCATTTCAATAAGCTTGTCAATTGTACTCTGATTTGTCATGATCTCTTACCTCCGTAATAACGGGCACCACGGGTGATGCCGGACTGGGAACTCTCGTTTGTCTGCTTCTGAGGTGCCTCAGATTTAGCTCCACGATCCGCAGCAAGGATGTTCTTGATACTTTTATAGCTGGGTGAATTCGAGTACTGCAGAGCCTTTGCACAGGCGTTTTCAAGCTGCTGTGAAGACTTTCTCTCAGCAAGCTTCAAAAGGCCCATACAGGCCCTGTAAGACTGCTGCTCCACTCTGCCTGAGGTAAGGATACTGTTTACAACTTTATAGGTATTGATTCCGATTGTTTCTGCCCATTTGCGGAAACGGTCACCGTTCCACTCCAGATATTTCTGGTGATCTGGTGGCATATGTTCGAGTACTGTGGAATACTGCCCAGGACGCCCGTACAGGCGTTTGTGGGAAGCAATTCTCCTGAAATCCTTAAAAATTTCAATGGTGGTATCTGTCACTCGCACATCGACCTTATCTTTGATATACTGATAAGGCACCGAGTAGTACATTTTGTCTACGGCGATGTGATAGTTGAACTGTACTGTGGCGGTACGATGTTCAGCTAATTCAAAGCGGGTGGCAGGCAGGGGCATGAGCAATGGCTTCTCATCTTCGAGAAACAGCTTCTGTCGGCTGCCTTCTTTCTTTTGAAAAGAAGCCGCGTTGTACTTTTTGAGCTTTTTCCTGATTTCCTGGTTCAATTCTTCCAGAGAGAAAAACTGTTCATTACGAAGCGCAGCTGTGATCCATGTAGAGACATGGCCAACATTTCCTTCTACACTTGGCTTATCCTTCGGGGCACGTACCCGGGCCGGAATGATAGCAGTGTTGTAATGCTGTGCCAGTTCCTCATAGGACTTAATCAGGACAGACTCATATTTGTCACTCTGTTTACGGTTCGTTGCTGTAGGAGCATTGTCTGATACCAGAATCGGCGTAACGCCGCCAAAGAACTCGTACATATGGACATGAGCGGTAATCCATGACTTTTGTTGTTCATTGATGAACGCTTCGACAAAAGCATACTGGCTGTAGGTCATAACACCAACAAAGATCCATGCTTCGGTAATTTCACCGGTATCCGGATCAATAATCTTTGCCGGATCACCAGCCCAGTCAACCTCGATCTGCTGGCCTGCTTTCCGCGGGATGTGCATGGTAGCACGGCTTTTTTGCTCGTTCTGCTGAATGTAATAACAGAACTGGGAATACATCAAAGCATCATCACCATTCTGACTGCATTCTTCGAGGTATTCTGTCCAAAGGAGGTAAAGGTCAAACCACTCGCCTTTCACTAAAACCATTTTTAGTGCATACTTGAGAAAACCAATAGATTTTTTCAAGGAGGACTAAAGACTATGGATCAGTGTACTCACGAAGTTCGTGCAGAGTACTGGCGAAAGATCATCCAGGCTTGTGGGCAGAGACCAGCTGGACAATCAGCGAAACGATGGATGGACGAAAACGGCATCCGGGAGCAAAGCTACTACCACTGGCAACGGCGCTTCCGACAACAGGCTTATGCGGAAATGAAGGAGAACGTCTCAGTTCCTGCTGTAACCGGAAAATCGGAGCTGGATTTTGTTGAAATTCCGTGTACTGCCGTTTCGGAAACACACACGCATCCAATCTCCCATGAACCAGCCGCTGTTATCCGGACCGCATCATTTCAGATCGAAATCTCCAATGACATTTCAGATACTCTTCTGAGCCATATCTTACGGGAGGTGTCCCATGCTTGAAGACGCAGCCGGGATCCGTCGTGTAGTCCTTGCGTGTGGTACTGTTGATCTGAGAAAAGGGATCGATGGTCTGGCAACGATCATCGGCGATCGGTATGGACAGAATCCGTTCGAGAAAGGAACCCTGTTCCTGTTTTGTGGGAAACGTTCTGACCGGTGCAAGGGGCTTTTATGGATGGGAACGGGGTTTCTGCTTTTGTACAAAAGATTTGAGGACGGAAGATTATCCTGGCCAAGAAATATCCAGGAAGCGGCAGAACTTACAGAGGACCAGTACAGGTACCTCATGACAGGATTAAATCCCCTGGATCCCAGGATCAAAGACGTTGATCCGAAGCATATCTATTAAAACGTTTGTGAAAAACAGAGAAAATAAAACGCCAGTCTGACCGCCAAAAAGGGCGGTGTCTATTAATGGAATCCTCTCCGATGAGACGAACCGTTTGTCCTGTATGAAGATAAAAAAGAGAACTTTTGATTTTAAATGCCTCGCATTTCAAGTGACTGGAACAGGGCATCTGGAGACGTTCCGGGTAGGTAAAAATGACGGACCGGTATGGAAACCGGATTGGCATTTATCACCGATTTCTGCTATACTTTCCTTAGAAAGAAAGGCGGACATCATGTGTAAAAAATTCACTCCGGATGAACTGAATCAGATGGACCATACGGCAAAAAACGATGTTATCTTCCAGATGCAGGACCGGCTCGACAAGCTGGAACAGAACTATGAAACCCTCATAGAACAGGTCCGGCTTGCAAACCAGCAGCGTTTTGGTCGCCAGACAGAAAAACTGGATGATATCGCGGGGCAGCTCTCCTTTTTTAATGAGGCTGAAGCGAATTACGATGAAACCGCCCCTGAACCGGTCATGGAAGAGGTTATCGAATCCGCAAAAAAGAGGTCCCGTAAGTCTAAAAAGAAGGGACAGAGGGAAGAAGACCTGAAAGATTTCCCGCAGGAAGAGATTTCTCATGATATACCGGAGCAGGAATTAAACGAAGCTTTTGGTTCGGGGAACTGGAAAAGCATGCCGGATGAGATCTTCTGGCAACTACGGTTCGAACCGGCCAGATGGATTGCGGAGAAACATGTCATCAAAGTGTATGTCGGAACGGATGGGGCACATCAGGATGAATTCCTCCGTGGAGATCATCCGGCAACTTTATTTAAAGGCAGCATTGCGACCCCTTCTCTTGAAGCCGCGATCATCAACTCTAAATATGTAAACAGTAACCCACTCGACCGGATCTCCAGGGATTTTGGAGCGAACGGATTGAATCTGTCCAAGCAGACAATGTCCAATTGGACTGTATGGACGGCAGAGCGCTACTTATCAGTCGTATACGAGATGATGAAGCAATGCCAGCTGAAAGCCCATGTAAACCAGTGCGACGAAACGACCGTGGATGTGATCCATGATGGAAGACCCGCAGGCAGCAAAAGCTATATGTGGGTGCATATCACCGGGGAACTTGGCAAGGTACCGGTCATCATATATGAATACCAGAAAACACGCCATAGTGACCATCCAAAGGCGTACTATAAGGATTTTTCCGGCATTCTTATGACGGATGGGCTGGAACAGTACCACAAGCTGGAGCGGGATCTGGAAGGGATAAAGAACGCAAACTGCATGGCACATGCAAGACGCCATTTCGCAAACGCGATCAAGGCAATCGGAAAAAGCAACCCGGAAGCAATCCAGTCATCTATTGCGTATAAAGCACTGGTAAGGATCGGTGCTGTCTATGATCTGGAAGGTGGGCTGAAGGATCTGAGTCCGGAAGAACGGTTAAAAGAGAGGCAGAGATCCATCAAGCCCCTGTTGGAAGAATTCTTTGCGTGGATCCATGAAATAAAGTCAGATCAGACAGTCCTTCCCAAGGGCGAAACCGCAAAAGGGATTAACTACTGCCTGAATCAGGAAAAATATCTGAAGGTATTCCTGAGTGATGGGGAAGTGCCGATCGATAATCTTGCCAGTGAACGCGCACTGAGAACCTTTACGATCGGCCGTAAGAACTGGATGACGCTGAACACAGTACGTGGTGCACAGGCAAGTGCAATGATCTACAGCATTACCGAAACAGCCCGGGCAAATGGTCTGAATGTTTACTACTACGTAAAGCATCTATTAACCGAACTGCTTGAGATCATCCGTATCGACGGAAGTGTCGATGAAAAAGAGTTAGAGAGTCTTATGCCATGGTCAAAAGATCTTCCGGCTGAGTGTTATAGCAAGCGCCGCAAATGAGCGGCGCTGTATTTGGCGTGGGGCGAAGGATTTGACCTTTACGTCGCAACGGCCCGATTTTGGGTATAAAAAGAACACCCCTTGCCAGGGTGCTCGGAAAATGATATAATTCAGGTGTTCTAAGTCTGATTTATATCTTCCGGAGCATCCGGCAAGAGAAAATCTATGTAAAGCCGTTCGGTGTTACCAGCACCGGGCGGTTTTACATTTTATGGAAGTTTAAAGAGTTATAGTAGATCGCTGATCCGGATCGTCAAGCCATCGTAAATTCCAACAGGAATCTCCTGGCTGAACGTGTAAATTGCTGGAGCTGCATCGTCTTCATAATGGTACACGGTGGTTCTTTCCTTGGCAGGATCCACGATCCAGTATTCCCGGACGCCGGCCTGGGAATAGATCGTGTTCTTCAGGCCATAGTCCATTTTGCGGCTGGCCGGAGAGACAATCTCGAAAATAAGGTCCGGAGCTCCGGAGCATCCGCGGTCGGTCAGCTTATTTGGATCGCAGATCACAGAGATATCCGGTTCCACCCAGTCCTTGTCATCGGCATCGAGATTGACGGCGAAGGGGGCAGGGTATACCTCGCAGGATCCGTGGTGATCAGTAATGTACTGATTAAAGAGAGCTGTCAGTTTGCTCACGAGTTTCTGGTGGATCCGGCTCGGTGGAGCCATATTGTAGAATTTGCCGTTGATCAGCTCGGCGCGTTTTTCTTCCGGTAAGTTCCAGTAGTCTTCGGATGTGTGATAATCTTTTAATAATGGCATAAAAACACTCCTTTCTGTGTAGGATAAAAGAAAAACTCCCTCTTTCCATCAAGTGGTAAGAGGGAGTTTTGCTAGTCATCTCTACAACGAACATTTCTGTTAGAAATCATCTTACCACGATATGACATTTTTATCAATTAAAATTTTTATATTTTCTCCACCACGGCTCGAACATGATCGCATAGCCGTCATTGCTAATGCCATGCAGGTCCCTTGTGTCCTTCCCAAATACGATCCACCACTTCTTTATTTGGGAGAACATATTTATTCTCTATTATTGACAGTATCTTATCATAAGTTTCCCATAGCTCCGTGAAAGATGTCTCTTCGATAACAAAGGAAGCATTCCCCAGTTTGATTTTATCCCCATTCATAGAGCCCCATTGAATTTGAAACCAACTATGATATTCAGAAGTAGAATACCACGGTTCACGGTACTTTTGATCTTCAGAAGTTAATTTTTCATCCATATGTTCCAGATTATTTCGAATATGCTTGGCGTTCATCCTGTCTCCGGAGTGAGAAAGTGATCGCGCAGCGTTCTCCTCACCAAGCAGGCTCAACAGCTTTATTGATAAAGAATATGCCTTGTCAATTGAAATAAACAAAAAATGCAAATCACCAAACATAATATTCAACGTATCGTTCAATTCCCAAGTATACGATGGAAGAGAAAGCGATTTCTCACGATTATCCTTGACACGTGTGTATTGGTTAGTGATAAGATTAAGGTAGTTCTCTAAAAAGCAAAAGCAGTTTGCAATCTGATATCGGACACGGGCATCCGGATCATCATCAGTGAGTGGTTCAATGTATAAATATATGTTAAAATAGTTATGAAAAATCCTCATCTTGTTATCCTCGAAAGGTGGTATATCAATGAACGGATTCAGTGAAAATATGCAACCAGGTAACGAGCTGGAAGCCAATTTTTCATTTACTGATCGTGATGGTAAACAAATAAATGGGACCTATTCAAAAGAAGATCTTACGACACTCTTAGAATATTTAGGTGACTATTTATGGGATCTTCATCCGGTTAATGCGTCTCCAGATCCATTAGGCGGGATCGTAGATACTTCGCAGCCTGTTACAATCACAATCATGCGCCATGGGCCCCGATAAGGGGCTCTTTTTTATGTGCAAGGTTATATCTTTTCTATTACTGCTAAATGTGGCTCAAACATGATCACATATCCATCCAGCTCTGTGTAGCAGCCGTATTTTTCCCGATAGCATTCCAAGGCTTCTTAAAACAAATTAGAGATGGATTAATTGAACGGCAATCCTTCATCTTCGGGGAAACCGGTGTCTACATCGTCAGGAATGTCCAAAATATCATCAGGAATATCTTCACAGGAGAAGGAATATTGCTGATTCCAAGCTTTTAGTAAATGAGCTTTAAAAAAAGTAGTTGGTGCACCACAATGAATACAGTAACGGGCATTGGCAGCAGCTAACTGACCACAGGAGTCATAGTGATCCCCGATATTTGTACATTGATTGACTAGGTACGTACCGCAAATATGGCAGTAGTTCCCATTAGGTGAAATTTCTTCATTGTCACAAACGGGACAGCGAATAGCTTTACTGTTTTGATCTAAAACGATTTTGGTTGTGTATTTCATTTTACCATCTCCCCATTGTAATGTGTTGTTTCCACATATAGGACAATATTTCCCACTGCTTTGAATTATAGAAGCACCGCAAGTTAGGCAGTGTTTTTTATAAATAAAATTGTAATAGTAGTGGAATAGTGGTTTATCATAATCATCATTTCCATTTATTTGTTTTATCCATTGCTTGTAATCTCGAAAACGATTTTTAGCAGCAGGACCTGATATTTGGCAAAGGTCTTTTAATTGTTTTTCGGTTGTGACTTTGAATGCATATAGGACAACGTGAGGGACTAAAAGAAGTTGGGCAAAGTAATCAGCTTCAGCCTCTATATAATTGTAAACATTGGTAGCTAATCCACTACGAAAAAGTTTATGAAGTTTACATAACTCATGGTGCTTAAGAATAACATGACCTAATTCATGAGCCAAGTTCCAGCGGACACGGTTAGAATTAACAATATTTGGTGCCATATCATTGTAATAAATACAGTAGCGATCTTGTGTTTTATTCCACACCGCATATGAATCGGCTGTCTCGGAATCAACAATTAATTCGTTGTAGGTTATATGATACTTACGGATTTGGCTACTATAAGTGATTAATTTGATATAAGGTATGGAACGTATGAGATTTCCTATTTTAACTGGAACGAATGGCTGTCCATATTCTTCAAGAACAGATATTACGCAGCTTTTAATTTCAGCCCTGCGATTATTCGATATTTCCAGAATTATCATCCTCCCAATTATACTCATCAAAATTAGCTTTTAGTATATTCATTAACTTGGTTTTTTCCTTGTCGGACATCTTGTTTCGTTCCCGTTGAATAATAGCTAAATCTGCGTCTGTATTAGATGCACTATTACTTTTAGAAGGAAGTGTTTCATATGAAGTCCATCCCATTATATAAGCAGGAGAGACGTGCAATATTTTTGCAGCCTCTTCAATTTTGTCAGAAGGTATGTTGGTAATAATATCATTTTCATATTTATAAAGATTTTGCTTCGATATATTAAGCTTGGTAGCAAAATCGACTTGGCTCATGCCTGATTTTTCACGTAATTGTTTTAAGCGCTCACCGATTGTCATTTGATCTCCTCCTTTAAAGTAACTTAATAATAGCACAAAAATGTTATAAAAGCAATAAAAAATATCTTGACAAGTTACAGAAATGTGCTATCATAGAAGTATCTTAAAAAGTTACCAAGGAGGTGATTTGCGGTGATAAAAACAGATGAGTTAAGAGGGATTATTGCGAAAAATGGTCTTTCTCAGTCAGATGTAGCTTTAAAAATTGGGATAACTCCAAAAACATTTTATGAAAAAATGAAAATCGGGATATTTGGAAGCGATGAGATTCAGATAATGATAGATGAGCTTCATATTGATGATCCAGCATCTATTTTTTTTGCAAAATAGTAACTTTAAAAGATACTGAGGAGTGATAATATGAATCCCCAATTTATGAATGCCCCGGAGCGGGAAGCATACCGCAGGGGCTACGAGAGAGGCAAACAGGAAGGTTTGCAGAAAGCAGCAATGCTCATTCAGCTGGTCGCAACAGACAGCAGTGTGTTTAAGGAGAGAATTCTCCAGAATAGCAAGGAAGCAGTTGAACTGAGAAAAATCTTTACAGAAAGAGGTGAATAACGTGAATGAATTAACCAGAACCACCATCACATCGATGGAAGCCGCAGGGTGGTGTGGAAAGAGACATACGGATTTATTGCGTGACATTCGTAAGTATGTACAGCAGTTAGGTGAAAGCAAAATTGCGTTTACCGATTTTTTCAAGGAATCTACATATATTACGGATCAGAATAAAACGCTTCCGTGCTTCCTGGTCACAAAAAAGGGGTGCGAATTTATCGCTCACAAGATGACTGGTCAGAAAGGAACGGAATTTACGGCTCGGTATATTAACCGTTTCCATGAAATGGAAGGGACACCACAGCGTTTACTTACGGAGCATCCTGGTGAAGTAGCAAAGCTGATCCAGGCGTTGGCAAGCAGAATGGATAAACAGGGTAGCGCTCCATACAAATCAGCTGAGATGGCCTCTCTTATCTGTGAGCAGTACGGAATCCGTCTTCCAACAGATTTTGTAAAAATTCCAGAGTATGAGCAGTTGTCGTTGTTTGCAATAGAAAATGAAAAAAGAGAGTAAATCTCATATAAAACGTGGAAGGGGTGAGTAACATGACTGATTTAATCAAAGTTACATATGGAACTGGAGAGCCGACTGTGTCGGCAAGAGACTTATATGATTTATTATCACAGGAAGATGGAGCCAAAGGAACAGAACGTTTTAGCAAATTGAAGGTTCAGTTTAAACAGGGTGACACCTGGGTGTTGTATGCAAAGTATCAGGGAAATGGATATTTGAAATTTAAAACACATAATTACGCAGATTTCAATGGAGTTCAGCATGCAAAGGAACATGCCTACTGGACACAAAAGGGACGTTTGTTTTTGTATGACTTGTTAAAACAGAACGACATTCTGCCGTTGATGGAGAATTAGAATGCTGTTGGAGCAGGGGGAGGTGAGACCGATGACAACCATCTGGTTCCAGATGTTAGGAAAAATAAGAAGGGACTTAACCGAGCGGAAAGTTCCGGAAGAGGAACAGACAGAAATCATCCAGAGGTTGAAGACAGTTTCTCTAAAAAATATAAACCTGCGCGGGAATATGCTTAACCTGAAGGAAAAGCATATTGCCACCGTGCAGGGGTACTACCAGGAGATCCTGAAAGAATATGTTACTCAGGTTTGATTTTTGCCAGTTCGGCTTTTAACTCGTTGATGTCGAGGCATAAGGTACATATCTTTTTCGGTTTTTCGTTATGATCCAGTGTCATAACATCTGCAAATACCAAGTTGAGTTCCTTATCGTAGGTGTCAGAAAATTGTAACCAACGATCGCTGACATTACAAGGAACATATCCGGTGCCATGGATGTTATGTTCACGTTCAGATCGAGAAACAGGGATCCTTATTATCTTAGATTTCATACCATTGTACCTTCTTTCTATACTTGGCTCTGGCAGGAGCCTGTAAAAGGAGTATAACGCAATGGAGATGTGGAAGCAAGAATACGAACGAGGAAGGGGGGGAGAGTATGCCAAAATTAAAACCAAGTATGCAGGAAGAACGGAACAGGATCGTTCGTGCATGTATTGCGGGGAATAAGGAGCGGATGGCGATCGATGATGCCGCTCTGGCTATTAAGGTCGGGGTGACGAAGAAAACGATTCAGAATAAGTATCACCGGCCGGAGACGTATTCTCTGGATGAGATGCAGAAAATCGCAACTGTATTAAAATTCACTCCGATCCAGGCAGCATCTGTGCTCCTGGGCCGGGAACTTACGTCAAAAGAAATCAAGGAATTTATCCTGCTGTGAGAGGAGGTGAAACAGATGTATGAGATCAATAAAAGGACGGCAGGCACTCTGTCAGTACTGCGGCCAGGTCTGGAATGTATCCCGGTTCGCAGTGATCCGAGACGAGTATCGGTGTCCAAAATGTACGAAGAGGATCCGGAACTCGAGGAGTCCTACGACCAGGACAAGCAGCAGCCAACACTGTTTGAGGTGATGGAAAAGATCTGTCGCATTGTTGAGTGTGTGACTTGCGGCGGCATGATATACGTTCTGGCGCGCATGGCTGGAATCGAATAAAAAGATCCCCATAGCGGAGCGGCAACTCCGAGGGGATCGCGTAAAAAGTTTACACCTCTATTTTAGAGGAGAAAGAGGAGAAAAGCAATGAAAAAATTGGTCAGAGTTTCAACGGATCTGCAGGTGACGATCCACGATTATCCGGAAGGATCTTATCAGATGCAGAATAAAGCTCTGAGGAAGCTGATTGGAAAAGATTGTGATTTGTACGAATCGGTTAGCCCAAAAAGGCTTTATTCAAAAGTGAAGGTCAGTAAGAAAATGGAAAAAGAAGGTCATCGCATGGTTATGTTGGTCGATGAAGAAGGACTGTTGAAGTCTTTAGAGTCGAACATCCTTGGCAGCTGGCTGTATGAAACGGATAAGCACGGATATCCGATTGCCGGGAATGTACTCTTTGTAGGAACCAAATATACGGGTATGGGGATTGACTTCTGCGGAATTTCGGAAGATGCAGCAGAATCTTTGAAGAAGGAATTTGAAGAGCAGATTGCAAAGGGGAAAGCCTGATGCCTACCGAGAAGTACATACTCCCCGACCGGGCCGCATGGCTTGACGCAAGGAAGAACCACATCGGCGGATCGGATGCCGCAGCATGTGTTGGGAGGAGCCCGCACAAGGATAACGTGCAGCTCTGGGAAGAGAAGATGGGTCTGGTACTTCCGGAAGATATTTCTGATAAGGAATATGTCCGGTACGGCACTGAGGCGGAGAAGTATCTCCGTGGACTCTTTGCCCTGGACTTCCCAGAATACCAGGTTCTTTATGACGAGAACAACATGTTCCTGAATCCGGACTTCCCGTGGATGCATGCATCTCTTGACGGGGAACTGATGGACAGGCAGGGGCGGCATGGAATCCTGGAGATCAAGACAACGAACATTTTACAAAGCTCCCAGAGGAGAAACTGGGAGGGTAGGATCCCGGACAACTATTACTGCCAGGTGCTTCACTATCTGGCAGTGACGGAATATGATTTCGCAGTGCTGAAAGCACAGCTCAAGAGCGAGTGGGGCGGAGAGCTGCATATCGAAGTCCGGCATTATTTTATCGATCGGAAGGAAGTTGAGGAGGACATCCGGGAGCTGCTTGACGCAGAGCAGAGGTTCTGGGACTGCGTGGTCACAGGCCGACGTCCGGATCTGATCCTTCCGGCAATATAAGGAGGATATAGAGTGGAATTAAAGATTTATAACCCGGTGGAAGACGGGTTTATCAAGAAAATCGACTGGAACTATGAGGATCTGAAGGCGGAGATCGAGACCAGGACTGCGGAATATGCGGCATCGGTCTACAATGATGATTCAATCAAGAATGCCAAGGATGACCGGGCAAAGCTTAATAAGCTTAAGGATGCCCTGGAGGGGAAACGGTCATCGGTCCGGAAACAGATGCTGGAACCTTATGAGATATTCAGCTCAGAGATCAAGTCTCTGACGGTTCTGATCGATAAGGCGATCAGCAACATCGATGGTCAGGTAAAAGACTACGAAAGCCGCCAGCGCAAGATGAAGGAAGCGAAGATCCGCGAGTTCTATGATGCGAACATCTTTGACCTGGAGAAGTATCTTCCGTTTGAGCGTGTGATCAAGCCGTCATATCTGAATGTATCGACATCGATGAAGTCGATCAAGGAAGAGATCTCAGCAATGATCCAGAGGGTGTCTGAGGGCATTGCGCTCCTCAACGATACGGACAGCCCATATGTGGTCGACATGAAAGCAGAGTTCTTAAAGACTTATGACATCGGCGCGGCCCTGGCGGTAAAGAACAGGTTGGAGGCGGCAGAACGCAAAAGACAGGAGTATGAAGCGGAGCGCGCCAGACAGAAGGAAGAGCGGGAGGCAAAGGAGAAAGCAGAGACAGAGAAGCTGATTCAGGCCGGGAAGAAGGAAGAAGCAGCGCCGGAGCAGAAGCCGGCCACGCAGGAAGCTCCGAAAACAGCGGTGGAACAGAAGACAGTTCCGGAAGAAGAACCGGTATGCGCCCTGGATTTCCGCGTATATGTGACAAAATCTCAGATGGAGAAATTAAAGAAGTTCTTAAATGATTCCGGGATCCGGTTCGAGCCGGTACCAAGACAATAAGGAGGAAATGAGCAATGGCAGTAGGAAATAGCTTAACAGCAAAGAAACAGAATTCAGATCGGGTGGAGTTTGAAGTAGCAGGGGAAAAGATCACGCTGACCCCGCAGATCGTCCGTGATTACCTGGTCAGCGGCGATAAGGATCGTGTCTCCATGCAGGAGGTTGTGATGTTCATCAACCTCTGCAAGTATGCCGGACTGAATCCATGGTTAAAAGAAGCGTACTGCATCAAGTACGGGAATGAGCCGGCAACAATGGTGGTTGGTAAGGAAGCGTTCATGAAACGCGCAGAGAAAACTCCTGGCTTTGACGGCTTCGAAGCGGGAGTGATCGTCTTATCCGGTGAGGAGCTGATCTACCGGAAGGGAACCTTAAAACTTCCGGAGGAAACGCTTGTGGGCGGCTATGCGGAAGTATACCGGAAGGACCGTTCCCATTCGTACCGCAGCGAGGTGTCTTTCGAAGAGTACGCAGCCAGAAAGAAGGATGGCACGTTAAACAGCCAGTGGTCGAAGAAGCCGGCCACAATGATCCGGAAGGTTGCACTGGTGCAGGCGCTGCGTGAAGCATTCCCGGAAAACTTCTCTGGACTTTACAGTGAGGAAGAGGCTGGAACGGAAGAGACTGCGTTCCTTACCCCGCCGGACGTATCTGTAGCAGCAGAACCGCAGGCCGCAATCCCGGCCCAGGAACAGCCGGTAACTCCGCCGCTGGTACAGAAACCAGCGCAGCAGGCAGAAAACGCGCAGATGGACATGGCATCGGCGTTCTTTGGGAACTAATAAGTTCAGCCAGAGAGGGGAGGTGAGTACATAAATGGCAAAGATTACATTTGATACGATTGCGGGTGGAGAACTGGCAGAACGTTTTAAGGTTGCTTTGGCTCAGATCGGCAGGAATATCATGGATCCAAACATGGATTCGGATGCGGCAAGAGGAATGACGATCAACTTGAAATTTAAGCCAAACGATGCAGGCGGCATCAATGTGGAATTTGATGTTAAGACAAAACTTGCAGGATTCCGCAAAGGAAAATCCCTGTTCCTGATTGGACAGGATGCACGGACCGGTCGGATCGAAATGTCGGAACATAATAACAACCGTCCGCAGGTTGCGGTATTTAACCCGGTGGAGCATGAAGAGAAGGACAAACCATTTGATCCGGAGACAGGGGAAATCCTGGAAGAGGAAGCAAGAGGTCCCATTGATTTAAGAGCATGAGAGGAGAAATGAAATGTTAAGAGAAGCATTATCGTACATTGTAGGTCTTGGAAATAACGCAGAGAAAGTGCAGGTCCTGGAGATCTGCGGTGAAACATATGCGAATAAACACCTGGAACGTTATGGAGCACCGAAGAGAGCCTGCGCTATTGAGGCGTCATCCCTGTCAGCACTGGTTGATTACATCAAAGAGTGCTCGGATGAGTTCCCTGATCGCCAGATGATCATCTGGATTGAGAATCCGGAGGAGGTAAACCTTGTTTCTGCCTTAGACAGTGAAAGAAAAAGAGAATGCCTGTTCTCCTGCAAGGCAGAGATCTCGAAATTCCGTTTTGATAACTGGTATGATCAGGAGCGTTTCATGATCGAGATCCAGTCCAATTTTGTTCCGAGTTCGGACCGTGACGTTCTGATCAAGTTCGCGGGAAATGTGGAGCAGAAGAACAGTGCAACATTCTCGGACGATGGAAAGACTCAGGTCGCTACGATGAACGTTGGAGTTGCGTCAAAGTCGGATGTGATCGTACCGAATCCGGTTCTCCTGGCACCGTACCGCACCTTCCAGGAAATCGAACAGCCTTTCTCGAACTTTGTGTTCCGGATGGCGGACAAACAGACTCCGGCCTTCTCCCTGATCGAAGCGGAGGGCGGCGTCTGGAAGAACGAAGCAGTGAGCCGCATTAAGGAATATTTCAAGAAAGCGCTTGCGGATATGCCGGAGGAGATCCAGAACCGGATCGTGATCATCGGATAAAAAATGTAAACAGGCGGCCATCCCTCTTTCTGATATATGTCACAGGAATCCCGGTGCTCCGGCCGCCGGCATCGGGAAATGAAGGAGCAAGGATGAACAGCAGACAGAAAGGCGCCTGCGGAGAGCGGGAGCTTGCGAAGATCTTCCGGGAACATGGATATGACGCAAGACGCGGACAGCAGTATTGCGGAGCGTCCGGAGATGCCGACGTGATCGGTCTTCCAGGGATCCATGTGGAATGTAAGCGAGTTGAGAAGTTAAACCTTCTGGACGCAGTCGGACAGTCTGTGAGAGACGCAAGGGATGATGAGCTCCCGGCGGTCTTTCACCGGCGTGACAGGTCGGAATGGCTTGTGACCATGCGCATGGAAGACTGGTTTACCCTCTTTCTGGAGTGGGAAGCCGGACAGGATCTAAAAGAGAAAGCAGAAAGGTAGGTGACTGCCTTTATGAATTATATTGCCCAGATCAATGCGTTCTGGGATTCGGCCACAACAAATCCGTTGTCTACAGGGCAGGTGTCGTTATACTTTGCGTTATTGCATGTATGCAACAGGAGCAACTGGACAGAGTGGTTTGCAGCGCCGAATCAGGTGCTCTCGGTACTGACGGGATTATCGAGGTCAGGAATACTGAAAGCGAGAAACGAATTGAAGCAGAGAGGGCTCATTGACTTTCAGGAAAAAGCAACAAAAGCGACCAGATATAAGATCACTATAGCAAATAGTACGCAAGTTAGTACGCAAATTGGTGTGCAAAACAGTACGCAAGATGGTGTGCAAGTTGGTATGCAAATTAGTGACACATTATATAAACATAAACAGAAACAAAACATAAAGAATACTGCTACCGCAGTACAAGAAATGCCAGAGCTTTTTGAAGAACAGATTGCCGCGATTCGAGAATTTTATGATTCCGTTTGTGGGTCGTATCCCCGCCCGGTGAAGCTGTCTGAAGCGAGAAAAGAGGAGATCCGTGCCAGACTGAGGGACGGTTATACCGTCGAGGACTTCCGGAAACTCTTTGAACTGGCAGAAGCAAGCGATTTCCTGAAGGGGAACAATAACCGGAGCTGGTCAGCAACGTTTGACTGGCTGATCGCTGATGCCAATATGGCGAAGGTTCTGGCCGGAAATTATGCAAACCGGACCGTCAGCGAAAAAAACACGAAGAAGTCAGCAAGCCGTTTCTCAAACTTCCAGGAACGGCAGTATGACTATGAGTCAATGCTTTTCCAGGAGCGCAGGGAAAAGGTAAAGGAGCAGGAAGATGGACGAGAAGGAGAAAACAGGGGCGCCGGAAGAGACCAGGATTCCGGAGAAAAAATATTACCTGGATGTGAACCTTGAGGAGGCGGAGACCAACATTCACGCCTGCCTGAGGGATGCGGCCAGAAACGTGATCGCAGTTGGGTTCTATCTCAAGCGGATCCGGGACAGGGAGCTGTACCAGGATGCCGGATATAAAAATATCTGGGATTATGCCGCAGCTACCTTTGGATTCAGCAAATCCACGGCCAGCCGGTACATGGCGAGAAACGACCGCTTCTCCGTGGATGGAAACAGCCCGAAGCTGGCTGAGCAGTACCGGGATTACAGCAAAGCGCAGCTGCAGGAGATGTTAAGTCTCGATGCGGATCAGCTTGAGGATGTGACGCCAGGCATGACGGTGCGTGAGATCCGGGAACTGAAGAGACCGAAGGAGCTGCCGTATTATGATATTCCGGGGCAGCTCAATATCTCGGATTTCCCGGGGATGGACGATGCTGTGGATGATCCGGATGAGACCGATGCAGTGGTGGCCGCAGAGGAAACGGAGGAGCTGATCCAGGCGAGGGGAAGTTTTTCGGTGACTGCGGAGGATCTGATTGAGGACGAGACGGAATGTGTTGCGACGTCGCAACAGAAAGAACCGACGGCGCTGCCAAATGGTAGTGAAGCTGCTGCCGAAAAGCAGCAGGAGGAATGCGCCAATGTCGAGATCGAGAAAATACATAATGCGCAGGAAGAACCTGAGAAACAAGAACTGATTGAGTATGATCAGGAGATATTAGACGGCATGATCAGGGAAGTACGGCAGAAACTGTATATCATGAAAGAATATTGGATCAAGTCTCAGCCGCAGTATTATACAAAACACAGAATGATGCTCCGGGCCTATGAGCTGTTGATGAAGGCGGGAAGCTGATATGGAGAAGAGTGGAAAACACAGGTACACCTTGAGAGATATTCAAACTGGAGAGATCATATGCGCGGATCTTACAGCCGGTGAGGTATACCGCATTACAGGAATCCCGTCTCAACAGGTCAATAAATACTGGCAGAGAGGGACGATCCGTGACAGCATATGGAAAGTGGACTTGTATGAAGAAGGTGATGAAGGCATTTGGACACCTGAACTTTGTATGCGTTGGGATTGTATTCGGAAGATGGTCCTGGGCGGCCTGAAGCATGGTAAAGGCATATACGAGGAAAAGATAGCGAGGTGGAGAAATCGTGCCAGCAAGGAAACGTAGCACAGAACTTAGCTGGACGGAGGTCTGCGCCCGATATATGCAGGAACGAACCTTTGTCCGGATCTGAGCCAACGAGGAGGTGATATCACGAATGCAAAGTAAGCAGGGCAGTCTTAGAAACATGAAATTAAGCGATTATAACATATCGCGAGCAAAATACAACGAACTAAAATATTTCTGCATCCAGTATGCTGAGAAAAAGCAGAAGCTTGAGAGCACTTATGGACTGAGAGCAACTGTGAATGACGGAATGCCGAAGGGAAATTTATCTGGGGATACGACGGCACAGGAAGCAATTCGCAATGTAATGCTTCAAGAGGATTTAAGGCTGATAGAAGAGACAGCTAAGAAAGCAGCTCCCTCGATCCACAAGTGGATTTTAAAGAACGTGACTGAAGGAACGCCATATGAGTGGATGGATGTTCCGATAGGGCGCAGACAGTTTTATGAATACCGGAGATATTTTTTCTATCTGCTGGCGCAGAAAAGATAGTTTATAAAAATTTTATAATTATTGTATTGGTGTGAATATGCAAAATTGAATAGACTAATCAGAAAAATTGAATATCTGTTACTACCGTTTATATCTTTCACTATTTGTTACTATCTTTCGTATTTTGCTTTGATATTTCCAAAACGGAAAGATCTAATTTTAGAAATTGCAGTGAAGTATGTAATTGTATAGACAATTCAGCTGGTTTACATTTAAGGGTGACTGTGATATGTTGTGAAAAAGCCACCTACTCAGTGGTGGGTGGCTTATTGATGAAAAAGTTTTTGAGTTAAATAAGTGACATAGTCAGAGGTTTCAAGGACCAATCGCTTTAATTGGCTGACGGTAACAATAACGGAATTTTTGGTTTTGTTGTTTTCGATATCACAAATCGTAAACGTTCCATCTGGATTTTCATTAAGTTCGAATCCAGACAGAGTTAGTAGATATTCAGCAGTGTTTGTTGCCATACTTCCAGTTTCACCGTATATCAAATACGAAACAGACACATCGAGTACATCAGCAATACGCTTTAGAGTATCGTGATTAGGTTCTCGATTATTGTTTTCATAGTTTGAATAAGTCGAATATGGAATTCCCAATGCTTCGGCAACAGCTCGTTGAGATATTTTTTTATCCATTCTGATACGCTTGATGCGTGTTCCAATTTTTATGATTTCGTTTAGACTCATAATATTCACCTCTGAATATATTTTAGCATAAAATATTCAAATTTGCAAACATACACTTGACATATTCAATATTGAATATTATAATTCGCATATATTCGATAGCGAATAGAATGGAGGCGAGACAATGAAGCGAGTAGGAATTATCATGGATGACGAACTTCACAAGCAGTTAAAGTATCTGGCGGTAAACGAAGGCAGAACAGTGACTGACATTATCGTAGCGCTTGTGAAAACAGAAATTGAAACAAAAAAAGAGCAGTCACGCTGAGTTTGGCGACCTACGTGATTGCTCCAAAACCGAAACCTGTAAACCCAGGAATCACTTTGTATTGTAAGTGATTCCGCCAGAAATTGCAAGGAGGAAATTGCAATGCAGAATTTAATGATTTTTGAAGGACACAATGTAGAGGTATTTGAACTGAATGGACAGGTATTATTTAATCCGTATCACGTAGGAGCTTGCCTGGAGTTGGGTAACAGTGCAGTGAAAATGGCTGTTGCAAAAATGAATGAGAAGCAGGTTGTTAAGCTGACAAATTCTAAAGTCAATAAAGTTGACTTTAGAAAATTACATAACACAGGCGAGAATTTTCTCACCGAAAGCGGCGTTTATAAGCTGGTATTCAAGAGCCACAAGCCAAATGCAGAAGCTTTCACAGACTGGATCGCAGATGAGGTTCTCCCGAATCTTCGTAAGACTGGTTCTTACGAGATGCCAAAACAGGACAAGCCGAAGAAAGAGAAACTGCCTTCCGTAAACATGATGGTGAAGAACATCAAGGAAGCCTTACATGATGCTGGAGTAGATTCTAAGTACATAGCTGCTGAGGTGGTGCGGATCTATTCCGACTCCGGCTATCCGGTAAAGACAAAATTGATTTCTGATGTTCCAGAGCTTTGGGACTGCACCAGTATCGCAAAGAATCTGGGAATATATTCGGAGAATGGCAGACCGCATGATAAGGCTGTCAGCGCAATCATCCAGAAACTGGATCTCTTCACAGACGAGATTGTGAGAACTGCATACAGCCGAAATGGGCATGACGGCGTCACGGTCCAGTATAAAGGCAGCGTCCTGGAAAAGGTCAGAGAATGGCTGATCGAGAATGATTACCCGACCGTAATTAAGCTGGAGCTTTCCAATGGCAACAGCAATAAATGCAAGGTTGTTTACGGGGAGGTGGCATGATGAACATTCAGGAGGAATTAAGAATCTCTAATTATCAGCCAGTCTCATTCTTAAAAGGTTCAGAGATGGGAGACTTATATGAGGCAATGGTAGAATATTGGCGATTAAAAGGAGCCGATGCAAGCGGAGCATTTGCAGCATCATTGTTTTATAACTTAGGACGCACCCATGGAATTCGCGATGAGCGGGCAAGGAAAAAGAAAGAGATGTAAAAAGTGGGTAACTACGAGGGGGTACTTTCGTGATATTATGGTATCGTGCTTGAAGCCAAGGGCATACAGCCGGCGGCTTCCTACACCCTCCTCAAGTGAAGGTATACGTGGGCGGCCGTTAGGCAGAGCGGCCGCCAATTATCAGGGCGTAGCTCAGTAAGCAGAGCAGCTGATACTTAATCAGCGTGTCGAGGGTGCAAGGCCTTCCGTCCTGGTTTAATTTCATAATATCCCCCATGAGAAGCACCTGTCGAGAGATGGGTGCTTCTTATAGGTTGAAAATATTTCCCTAATTCGGTTGACAAATTTACCCTGAAATAATATAATAAGGATGTGACAAACAAAATGCCACTAGGAGGAGGATTGCAGAATGGTTAACAGCTTCGGAAAGTTTTGCCGTAAACTGCGTATCGACAGAGGAGAGGTTCTGGCTGATATGGCAAATAGACTCGGGGTTTCATCTGCATTTTTATCAAAAGTTGAAAACGGAGGAAAGAAACCACCGAAAGATTGGCAAGAAAAAATAGTAGATTTATATCATCTCGATGCTCAACAGGCTGCAGAATTGGATGAGTGCATGTTTGAAGCTTTAAATAGTCAGAGCATGGATGTAACCGGCTTTTCTGCTGATGATAGAAATATGCTATTATCATTTGCCCGAAAATTAGGAACTATGGACGACAGCAAAAAGAATCAATTTAGAAAATTGATGGATAAGTAACTGGAGGTGTTAATAATTGAATATTTCTGCAATACCTTTATCCAGAGCGAGGATTAGGGAAATGGCAATGGAAGTTCGAAGAGCATGTGGAATGCAGGATGAACCTTACTTCCCAATTGTTGAGTTTATTGAGTGGGTTCTCGGTGATCCGGAAAATGATTTTGATTATGAAATCGTTCCGAAAGAGGAAATGCAAGACACATACGGAACAACCAATACAGCGAGCAATGTAATGAGAATACGTGAGGATGTATACAATGGGGCCGTTGCTGGAAACCCTCGCGATCGATTTACTTTATGTCACGAGTTGGGACATTACTTTATGCATCAGCCTAAATATATTAGCTATGCACGAGGAAGTGTTCCGACATATTGCCAACCAGAATGGCAGGCCAATACATTTGCGGCAGAATTGATGGCGCCATATCATTTAGTTAAAAATATGACACCTCAGGAAATTGCTGATTCGTGTGGAATGTCGAAATGCGCAGCAAATATTCAATTTAACACATACCATAGGCATTGATGTAATGGAGAAATCCTTTACATAGAAAAAACCAAGCACCGGGAGATGCTTGGCTCTTGTTGGAAGCGTTTCCACTGTCCAACTGGTTTATAATTCTTTCTAGACAATCGAATTATAACACGGTGGATGCTCTTCCGCAAGGGAAAATTGCGGAAGGAGGCGATGTTCATGTACATTTTTCGTGCATGGATGACTACCAAAGACGGTCAGCGAATTTACGCTAAGGACCACGGTAAAAGAGCGTTCCGTTTTTGGGTTGGTCCGGGACCAGAACCCACAAAAAAGAACTAGTTAATCATAGGAGGCGCTTTTACCAGTTGAAGTACCTCTGGTTTCAAGAAAGGAGCCAGAGATATGGCTAAGACAAAAAGCAGTGTTCGGGGAACACAGAATAAGAAAATTGTAGTTGTAAAACCGTATGTGAAAAAGGATGGAACCAAAGTCGGGGGACATCGTAGATCTACACCAAACTGATTTAGAAGAGCACCTGCCTATATGGTGGGTGCCTATTAAACTATAAGAAGTAGAAATCAAGAGGAAGATAATATTGAAACATAATACATGGAAAATGATTGCCATTGTTTTAATGACATTTGTGGGATTAGTTATTGTTTTGGCAATTGTGCCTGGATTTGTGGCACTAGTAACTACACCGCATATTATAAATGTTGATACTAATAGCCAATGGATTAGCTTCTGGGGAAATTATTTAGGGGCTATAACTGGTGGTGCATTAAGTGGTGGATTTGCTATTTATGTTATGCTAAATACGATTAAGAACTCAAGGGCTGACCAAAGAAAACAGGATGCCCGAGATTTTATGAGATATTTAACAGAGAAAAGCTCAGAAATTTTTACATATATAGAAACAGCGATGTATAATGAGCATCAATGTATTATGGAATGTGTGAATGGGAAAAAGAATATTGAAAAGGTAAATCTGTTTTTGAAGCATGAACGTTCCGCCAGGATTATCTGTTATAACTTAACCTATTGTGCTATTTCAAATAAAACGTTTAAAAACTTGTAA